ATTAGCAGCTCCGCCAGCCCTATTTTCAATAGCTTGAAGAACCTGAGCAAAAGTCGCGCCTTTAGGAATTGTCTTACCTAAAGCAATACCCAAATCGCCCAAGCCTTTTGCCTGACCAATAGATGCGCGAGCAAGAAGTGTTCCTGCTTCGGCAAGTGAAATTTGCTTAAATCGAGCAAGGTCGGCAGCAGCTCCAAGGCTATCAAGAGCAAGTTTTGGACTACCCGATGCGGCTGTCATTTTAGCCAAGGCATCGTAGGTATCGTTGTATGTAAAACCAAGAGCCATCATAGATTTAGCGTGAGCATCAATAGCAGGCTTGGCTGCATCAAAACTTACGCCTGTATTTTTAACGGCGGTTTCTAAGTTTGCTTGAGATTTTTCTACTGTATCAAGAGTTCTAACACTAGCAATACCAAATACGGCAAATGCTCCACCAAGACCCAAAATAGCAGTACCAGCCATTTTAGAAGCTTTTTCAAGCCTACCTAATGCTCCGCCAGCAAGTACGCCATTCTTTTCCATATTTGCCAATTCAGCATTAACTTTGCCAAATGTAGCAAGTGCTTCTGTAGCTTTAGCCTGAATTTCAAAGATAACCGGTGGAAAGAACTCAGCCATTTGTTACCCTCTCAAACTTAAATGCTTACGCATAATTGCATAAGCGACTTTTTGGAATTTCTTAAATGCCGGTTGCATATAAGGAAATGCTTTACTTTTTGTTTCACCCGACCATGTAGGAGGCGCGTATTTGCCACCCATTTCAACAGACCGACCATAAACAATAGTTGGGCCAACAACGGCTGAGTAAGTAGCAAAACCTTGACGATACTTTTCACCACGAATAGAACGGCGCAAATTGCCTGTGCGGTTCATAGGAGGTTGTCCAGGAGTAGCTTTTTGACCTTTAGGTCTTTCGCCTTGGATTTCCTCTTTAGCAAGTTGAATAAGAGTAGTCATCATTTCGTCACGGGCTTCACGCGCACCTGTGTCTAATTTTGAAGTTGCTTTATCTACGGCGCGCATAACCTCATTGATATTGCTCGTTATCATTTTCAACCTCTTTAACTATGTTTGCGATTGAAATAACCCAATCAACGATGTAAGCAGGTTGCTCATCTGTTTCGGTTATTGTCCAACCAAACTCTTTAGCACAGAAATAATAAAAATACTCGTCATCAGGGTATTTATATAGGTTATTGCGTTGCTCTCCCCGTAGCGCCCCCTTTAACCGTTCGAGCCGTCTAAAGGGCTATCAGGGTTCTTTTCATTAACTTCGGACTTTGTAAAGTCAGGAAAGATTGCAGATTGAACCGCATTAACTTCTGCGGCGATAGCATCGTAGTCAGGCATTTCTAGCTCGTCTAATGATGCGATATGAACTGATGGAATGATAAGGTCAAAACTCCACGATTCAACAAGAACCGCAATTAGACCATCAACCATAGATAGGGCTTGAAGCAAGCCTTCTTGATTTGCTGCTGCCGCAATAACTTTCTTGCGATCTTTTACGCGAAGTGTGCTTGGGTCGCGCAGGGTTACTGTATTGCCACTAGGCAATGTAATTACTTTAGACATGGGTTTCCTTCCAACTTGCCTCCCTAATAGGGTCTGACTGGCGGGGAAGGCGGCCACCAGTCAGACATCTTATCCTTTACTGGAATGTGCCAGAAGGAAGTGCGTTCTGTAGTGTGAACTTGACAGGTGAGTATCCTGAAGTTGCACCCGCATCTGTGGTGTTTCCAAGACCTTCAATATCAACAGTTACTTCTACATAATCAGTATTGCGCTCGATTGCGCCAGTTACATAAGCACCCTTTGTAAGAGTGAAAGCAACTTGGGTAGCAGTAGCGCCTGTTCCTGTTGAGAAGTTAAATGTGATTGCTGGCTGTGTGTTTGTAAGGTAACGGGTCAATTCTGTGTCATCTTGCATGATGAATGTGATCTTACCTTTAGCAGTTAGCGCGCCAAGAAATACTTGGTATGGAGCTTGAGTATTGCCAACACCAAAAATTGCTTCTGATGTACGAGCAAGATCAAGAGTACCGGTGCTAACATAAGCGATTGTTGAACCGCCAACGCTTACTGTACCTGTCCATACTTGGGTAGGTAGAACGCTTGAAAAAGATGGAGCAGGGGCAGTTGTTGTGCTTGATGGGAAGCCCATAGCCTTAACTGTATATTCCAACATTCCGTCAGCACTAAATGTCAAACCAAAATCTGTGATTTGGCAACCAGGGTAGTAGCGGGTGTTAGCTCCGTAGAAATCCGTAATGGTCAATGCTTTAGGTTGAGCATCACTTGTTGAGCCTACGGTATTCTTGAGAGAAATTGCGTGGGTATATGGAGCTGTTGAACCTGTTGTGGTGACATCTCCCAAGATACCTGCAATCCAATAACCGATTGTGTCGGCAAATACAGGCCCACCAAAGTCAATAGTTGTATTACGGCGGCCTTGAACATAGTTGTAATTTTCAACTAATGAACCACGAATACCTGTGTCATATAGTGGCGCAATAACATCAACAGGCTTAAATGTGTTAAGTGTGATTGGTACAAAGTTTGTTGCTGCGACAGGAGTACCCTTGGTTGTTTCTAAGGCAACCCCAAGGTACGACTTTACGGAATTTTGGGCTAGTGTCATTCTTCATCTCCTACTTTTGGGGCTGGCTTGGTTGATTTGCTTGGCTTTACATTGTGTGCCACAAAATCATCTGAGGCTTCAAATGTATCGCCAGGTTTTACTGTGATACCTATGCTTGGAAAAGTTCGCTCATCGTGACCTTCGTAAGTGTATTTAACCATTCTTGCTCCTATGCTTGAATCATTTGGGTAACATCAAATCGAACAGATGCCCAAGTTTCGGTGGAAGTGCCATCGTTAGATACAGGCTCGCCGTAAGAAACCGAGATAACGGGTTCTGCGCCTTGCCATACAAGATTGCTAGATGGGTCACCGAACTGATGGTCTGAACGCAACTTTGCTTTAAGGTTGTCAATTACGCTATCAAAATCATTCATAGCATCTTCTGACTTGCGCTCCATTGAGTGATGGAATAGCTGAACAATTACTGTGTAATCTATGCGCTTAATACCGCTAGTAGCTCCACCTATTGCCAAGCGATTTTCACTTTCTGATTCAATATGAATAACTGCGGCGGTGCGAGATAGTTGAGAAGGCAGGGCATTAACCTGAAAATCAATACGCTTAGGAAAGGATGTAAAGATTTGGTTGATGCCTTGAACTGGCGGATTGCCAATAAAGTTTGCAAGGGTTGAGCGAACGGCTGCGCGACCTGTAAGAGCCATTATCTAATCCTGCGATAAGGGGCAAGCAAGTTCATAGCAACTGCTAGTTCTGTGCCTAACTTCTGTGAACCAGGTACGGCTTCTGATGCGCGTGAGGCAACACCCATAACCATTGAGTTATCGCCACGAACCTTAAGCATTGAAGTAGTCACAAGAATTGCAGCTTCTTTGATGGCAGGAGGTAGGGCAGAGATCGAAGTTCCTGAAGTATGGGTATAGGCAAGCGCGCTAACAAGAGGAATAGTTGTTGAGCCAAATGTGTAGGTTGAATCAACGGTGACAAACTCTGAATTAAAGCCGTCATAAATCTTGAGAGTTAGCCCTGCGGTAATTCCTGTTCCGTCATTGACCGTCAGGCTAGTCTGCCCTGCGGTTGCCGTAGCAATAGTGCTGTTAGCATAACCATTGACATAAGAATACTTGAGGAATACCTCTTGGCGAGCGGTTGTAGGAAAGCCAAACTGTAGTGGGCCTTGGTTTGTGTAGGTAGTAGCAAGCATCGCATAAGGAAAGACAATTTGTGAATCTTCAATCCAAGCGTATGAGCAATCCTGAACCGTTGTGAGCTGATAGTTAGGTGAGCCGTATTGAAGGCTAGTAAGGGCAATTATCGGGTTGTATCGTGGGTGAAAACGGATAGTGCCGTCATCACGGATTCGAGAACGCTGTTGCTCGGTTTCTGTGGTTGCTGCGAGGACTTGGTTACAGTAAGTATCAATCCATGAGCTTGCTCTAGCAATGACATTGGCTAACTCCGCATCTTGAACATCAGGGTCTTGTGAGTTCCAAACGAGGTTGTCAATATCAATCGCCGTTGGAGCGTTCTTGAATTCAGTAAGAGTCAAGTATGGCGTTGAGAACTGGTGGGTTGTACCTGAATACGCATTACTCATTTATTTCTCCGCATCTTGAGCATTTTTTGAAGAATGAACCGAACCCGCATTTTTTGCAGGTGAAACCTATGGATGATGGGTTACGAATAGTTCCCATCGCGTTCGCTTCGCCCAAGCCTTCATGCTTCATTTGAGCGGCGTGTTTAGGATTATCAACATTGATAAGCCCGTCTTTGCCAGCCTTGTAAGTCTTTGTGCCACGCTCGGTTCTGACGGATACTTCACGCAAACCTTTTGGTGGAATCATTTTTGACATTTAGTGCCTCCTTTAATAAGACAAGGCGCACCCGAAGGTACGCCTTGCTTAATGTTGTTCTTACGACTATGCAGATGCAATTCCTGAAACGATACCTGACCAAGCTGGAGCTTGTGCCATGAATGTTCCACGAAAGTATGTGCTAAAATCGTACGAGAACTGTGTAACAGGCCATTGAATCAAATGTGTTACAAACCTTACGGTTTGGTTAGGTCATTTCTGCCTAACTCTCATCCTTTTTCATTGATGATGAGTTCAGACTATATCTTCATCCCATAGGGAGCATCGCGTGTAGTCGTTACGGACTCTCTGCTTTCGCAGGTTGCCTCGGTATTGCCCTGTAATTTCTTGAAGGGGATTCACCGATATAGCGATGTGTAATGTTGCAACTTACGCTGCAACTGGGCAATCAATTTCACCCATGTAGTCCTGGACATTGTAAACAGCCCAGCAATCGCTGACTTCTGTGTCAGGAATTGGAAGGGTGTAAGACATAACTGGTGATACGCCTTGTGGCAACCAAGGGTGAACTGTGATGTCCACTAGCTTGCCTGTTACTTCGTTGTATAGACCACCAATTGTTGCTCCGCCAACATAATCTCCTGCATCAGTTTGGGTCAAGTTCAAACGGTAGTTTGCAGTTGAACCATTCTTGATTGCATCAGAGAGTTGCTTACGGTCTGAACCGTTAATGAGAATCTCATCAGGGTCAGCCTTAACATTGTTGTAGAGGTTGTAGAACACAGTCTGGTATTCAGAACCTGGGTTAGAGGTTGAGAATTGAGCATTAACCGCGTTGTTGTATCCGCCAGCAGAACCAAGAAGTGTAGGAATAATTCCGTCATATCCTGTTGCATAAGCAGATGAATCAGAAGAAGGAGCAACTGCACCTGTTGTTGAGTAAACAAGGTTGTTGTTTGTTGTGTTGGTAGAAGCAGCACCTTGAAGGGTTGCTGTTGTACCTGTGAAACGACCAACATACTTAGCATTTGTTGCGCCTGTTGTTGTTCCGACATATACCTTGTAACCAATAGCGCCTGTAACAGCACCTACTGTGATTGTGATT